ATGGAGTCACCACAACAACCATTTAGAAAGGGCGATTTTTTGCGTAATCTAACGACTACTACTGAAGAGTATATCATGCAGGAGCTCCTTCCACTAGAGGGAATTGAAGAAACACAGGCTGCCAAGCGCCAACTTGCTCCTACCTTCAAACCCTACGACAATAAGCAAGCTCACATGATTCTGGATCTGGAAATGTTCATTCCCCCGCATCATATTGCCCGAGTCTTTGATGAAATGATCGAGGCCATTCCCGATTCACAGCTGTTTGCACATTACACTGGTGGTGGCCGCAGTGCCTACCATCCCAAAATGATGCTCAAGGCGATTTTGTATGGCTATTCGCAAAAAGTTTACTCTTGCCGCGGCATTGAAAAGCTACTGCGTGAAAACCTTCCGGCCATGTGGCTCACCGCCATGCAGCAGCCGGACTTCCGTACGCTCAATGAATTTCGCGGTGTACGGATGAAGGCCCTGATGGATGAGTTGTTTGAATCGATGATTCACCGGCTAATGGCCGAGAACTACATCACGATGGACAACTACTTTCTGGATGGGACCAAGATTGAAGCCGATGCCAACAAGTATTCGTTTGTGTGGAAAAAATCCACCCTGCGCTTCGAGGAAAAGCTCCAGGAAAAGGTACAGGCGACCTTGGCGCATATCCATGAGCTGACCGCTCAGGAGGCCAACGAATATAGGCCAGCCGAAGCCGAAGAACTGCCTGCCAGGCTGGAGGAAACAGCGGCCGTACTGGAAGAAAAGGTAGAAGCTTTTACGGAGCAGTTGGCCCAAACCCGTGATGCCCAAACCCGAAAAGCCTTGCGAAAAGAGCGCAGCCGCTGGAAGCAGCCGCTGAAGCAAATCCGGGAAGACTTTCTGCCTCGCCTCGCCAAGTATGCGCAGCAGAAGGTTCTCTTTGGCGATCGCAATAGCTACTCCAAAACTGATCCCGACGCTACGTTCATGCGGATGAAGGAAGATCATATGAAAAATGGCCAGTTAAAGCCTGGTTACAATGTGCAAATGGCCACGGAGAACCAATTTATCCTATTTTACAGCTTACATCAGCGTCCCACCGACACGCGCTGCTTCACCCCACACCTGAAGCAATTAGCGGCGACGGGCTTACCGATGCCTAAAACGGTCGTAGCCGATGCAGGCTATGGCAGTGAAGAAAACTACTTGTACGCCTTAGGGGAAGAAAAAGCACCGCGTTTTGATTTCCTCATCCCGTATGGAAGTTACTTGAAAGAGAAAACAAGACGTTACCAAAAGGACATTCGGCATGCTTCCAACTGGCCATACGAGGAACGGGATGATCGTTTCATCTGCCCGAATGGCCGCTATGTATGCTTTAAGAAATACCAGACGAAGAAAAACAAATCCGGTTTGGAGCAAAGCTTCAAGATTTATGAGTGTGAAGATTGCAGCAACTGCCCGTTGAAGCCTAGCTGTACGAAAGCAAAGGGAAACCGCCAGGTGCACTGGAACACGATTTGGGAAGAATTGAAAGCCAAAGCCAAACGAGCCCTTGAGGATGACGAGAAATCCGTAATTTATGCTCGGCGAAAAGTCGAGGTAGAGAGCGTATTTGGTCACATCAAGGGCAATCGGTCGTTCCGTCGGTTCTCGCTACGGGGGTTAGACAAAGTACATACCGAGTTCGGGATTGTGGCAATGGCTCACAACCTGCTGAAAGTGGCGAGCATCCGCCTCGCTGCTTTTTTGAATAAGACTGCAAAAAAAATGGTGAACGAGAAAATATCTTTTTCCTCGTTCACCATTTTTTTGTTTGGGGACTTATTGGACAGCCCCTTCTAAGCGTCACACTTCATAGTTCCCCTTTATTTCTGCTTCGTCGTTCCATTGCGATTGTTGCCTAATTCAAACAGCCCCGTAGCGGATAACCCCGCTAAGCCCCCCGCCCACAAGCGCAGAACGAGTTCCATTTCTGTAAACGGATAAGCCGCCGCACCCACCAGCACGCCGATGAGTACACCAATAAACGGAATCCAGTTCTTCGGCAGATTGACCGTCGTCTTGACGAGTTGAACCAAAGCCAATACAAAGACCGATAAGACCGAGGCAAAGGCCAGTACATTGGTTAAAATCTCATTTTGCATCAGGTGTTCCTCCTTTCTTACTCCTCGGGAATGCCTGCCGCGCGGCGCAAATAATTGGCCAGATTATTAAAATGCTGCGCCCGCTCCCGATTGCCCTCGTCCCTCGCCTTAAACCACGCGGGAGATAACCAGCGAAAGATAATCTCCTGGGCATTACTCTTTGGAAGAGGGATAAGCGGACCCGCTGAAGATGCGGAAGAGAGGGGAATCCCGGCAGCCACCCGCAGATTATTAGCCAAATTGTGAAAATGCGTCATCCCCACGCGGTCATTTTTCTTCTGCGAAACAAACCAGGCCGGAGATACATAGTTATCAATCAGTGCTTGTGCGATGGAGGCCGGTAGAGGTGCTTGCGAAGTCCCCGCCCCGGGAAGCGGTACGGAAGGCCGCTCGGTGGCACGCATTTCCGCAGCAACATCATCCAGCAGATTTTTTAGCGTCTTCCCTTCGGTGGCCAAGGCCTGATCGGGATCACTTCTTCGCGCAGGGTCTAACTGACGATGCGAGGGAATGAAAGTATAGGGATTCTTGCTCCATTTGTGGCAGCAATAGGCCAAATACCAGACATACCGCTTGTACGCCTCCGTAAAGTTTATGCGCCCGCCGTAACATAATTCCACACCCAGCGCCACATCGTTGGCATCGTAGCCAAACCGCTCGTTATCCGTTCTCACGTCATACCGTACATGCCAGGCCTTTTCGGCTGCGTCAGCCCCCGTTCCCGTCGGGATAATCTCCAGAATACGAGTTCCATCAATAAAAACATGAGCGGAGGCCGCCCGGTCCCGCTGTGTATTGAAGTAGTTGTAATGATTATCCGCGGTAGCTCCGGGATTGCCGGTGTCATGGGCTACAAAGAAAGCGGGTGTCCCCGTCGATAGCCGAGTGCCCGGCCGCACATTAGACCTCTTGTTGATATACCGCCGTTCAATCTGATACTTTTTGATATCCATCTGTATGCTCACCCCTTTCATCTATATTATTCTTCCAATCGATCAATTCGCTTGTGCGCTTGCTTGGTGGATTCCTCCACCCGTGTGAGCCGCTCGGAGAACGCTTCGAACCGCTGACCTTGCAGCTTCTGTTCGACCTTCATATCATCCACGCCACGCTTGATATATTCGACGTCTGCGCGTTGCACAGCTTCGGCTTCGGCCGTCTCCTCGGCCTCCTGCCGCACCGCCTTGGCGCGCCCCGCCCACCCCAACGCCACACCGCTAATCGCCGCCACCACCGACGTCGCCGCCGTAATGATCGTTATGTCCATCTGTTCACCTGCTTTCGGGGAAATAAATAGCCCCGGAAGCCGGGGCGTAAAAAATACGCCTTGCGGCGCTGTCTGTTAATATTCTGATGTATCGTTGATAATTTCAGTGATTACTACCTTGAGATTGAAGAGTTCCGGAACTTGCTCCAGCGTGTATGCCCCTGCTTTGACCAGGCTAAACCATACCTTGACCAGTCCACTGTCTTTGGTGTACGTCATTGCGCTCCTCCGCTCATAACGGCGGCAATTGTCATTGTCAGGTCGGCTATGGCCTGCTTATTCTCGGCATCAGCCTGACGTAGTTCAGCATTTTCGCGCAACATATTAGCAACTAGCGGGGTTTGCCTAACCGCAGAATATGATATACATTCGTCATCCTCATCCACTTTGTTGACGACAATATAGTGCTTAAGCTCATCACCTTCAGTAAACTTTCCGACATTTTTGATCACTTTAAAAGCGGGATTGTAATCAATTATTTCTGTGGATGACACTTGCATTACTTCGCCATTTTCATTAATTAATGCATAGTTCATTTTCTTCCTCCTTTAATCACCTGGTAACATAACAATCATGGTTAAACCAACTGCGAAATTTAGATCATTGGTTGAATTTCCCAACATCTTTATATGATATTGCCCAGATAAAGATGACGTATCTAAAATTAAATATTCGTGACCAACATCCTTACCATCATCGGAAACGCCACTATACCTAAGGGTTCCAGTTACACCAGTAAACGAAGTTACTAATTTTTGTTGGGGTGTGCATGTACCGACATACAATTCTGCTGTGCCAACCCTATTATAATTTGCAACTAGTCTGGAAATATTAAGCAAAACTATAATGTATTTAATATTATCAAAATTGATGGTCAGATCAGTCACAACCGATGCATGGATATCTCCCTGCCCCCAAGTGAAAATCAAGGTGTCAGGCGAATTTGTATTAACAGCGCCGCCACCTAGGACACCAGGAATAAATTTATAGATGTCAACAACGTTATTATAACCTTTATACCATCTCGGTATATATCTATCTAACCCTGTTTTTAAAGCATCCATCTTACCTATCAAGGCTTCCCAATTTTCCGAAGTGGTTGCCGGAACCCCCTTGGCAACAAGCGCGGCAACCATATCCGCTTTTCGCTCATTGCCAGACGTAAAAGCCTCGTTAATAGCGGCAACCAGATTAGATTTAGCTGTTGTTTGTAAATTGGACAGTGTCCCCACTTCACTTTTCATAGCCAATTTGGCAGCTTCTGCCGAATCCATTTCTTGCAGCGTAATTCCGTCAGCCATATTTTCCACCTCATTTTATTATGTGTAGTCCGTAAACCAACAACACTTAGGGAGCATTAATATCATTGTCAACCCTTCTATTTATAAGCATATACCACGACTTGGTACTTATAGCCTACCGAATTATTTTCCAAAGTCTGTGTATCAGGTTTGTACCAGATGCTACCATAGCTTCGCTGCCATGTCCCTTGTGTATCTTTGCAACTTGCAATAACATATATAGGTTCATTAGTTTCCGTTCCCAGCGTGTAAAAAGTAATGACGGCGGAAGGCTCGTAACCTAAGTTTAAGGATAAGGAAGAGTTTGTGGGTACCGTGCCGAAAGATTTATACGTAATTTGTCTAGCTTCAAGCGCCCCCATCACCCCAAACAAATCCACCCCACTCCGGATATTCTGAGGAACCAAATCCGCATCCCCCAGCACCGTAATCGGGCTGCTATAATACCCCGCTGCCTTGGTCTGGTTGGACGGACCCGGTGTTACTGTGCCACCTGCTCCACGGCTGGGCATTGTACCCGTGAATGGCCCGCCCGCATTCGATGCCGTCTTACCCGCCAGCACATCAGCCGGTGTGGCATTCCCCGTGGCCCGGATGACCGTGGACATCTTGCTAATCAGTGTATCCCAGCTATCAGCCATGGACGCCGTTACTCCCAAGGCAATGAGGGCGTCCACGACTTCTTGCTTACGCTCATTGCCAGCTTGAAAAACCTCGTCAAGCTGTGTTTGCAATCCACTCACACGGTTAACTGGCACGCTGTCCACTGCCAATACGGCTCCGTTAATTGCTCCGTCAGAACCGATGGGTACATTTTTGAGAACGACCATTGTAACTTTTGAACCTGTTTTAATACCAGCTAACAGATTTAGCCTAGCCCGTTGAGTGACTTGTCCCGCTCCATTACGAACGGTGTTTGTTACGGTGTAGCGAGTTGGATCAAGGGTGGCCCGGTTAATAGAAACTAATAATGTGTCCGTATCTGCATCAAACACATCCAGCGGAATCTCAAAAACGCTTTGCCCGTCCGTTGTAGCCGTCACTAATAACGGATAGCTGACCAATTTTGGAATACCGGTTTCAGTAACGAGATTAATTTGCTGATCAGTGTAGGACTTTGCCTGAAGTGCTACTTCTTTAACCGCCTTCGGCGTAGCCGCCCTGTCCTCAGCCTCACTATTTACAGCACTGGAAAGCTGTACCTTCCCCTTCACATCCAGGGAGGCATCAGGAATATCGATTCCCCCCATGGCTTCATCAATCTTATCCCAGTTGTCGTTCATCATCGTTTGGATATTAAATGTGTCATTTCCATCGGTTACAGGGTCTTTCTTATGCAAATTAAGATTGGGAGTTTGACTAGCCAACCGGATCACCTCCTGCAAATTTGTTTAATGGAATTTGTTCCAACTCCTGAATCGTCAATACTTCATGAATATCTCGAATAAGCATATAGTTAAATTCAAAGTTAGCCTTCAAGTGCGCTGGCTTCACTTCTTCAATGGCTGCCTTCAGATCCTCCAGATTAGGTGGCGTGCCCAAGGTGTCGATAAACTTAACGGTAAAACTCCACTCCTGAGGCTGAAAAGTAACTTCAACCTTCCCTCCGTCATAAGCCTCCGCCACACTCTTCACCAGTTGCCCCGAGAACTTTCCGCTGCCGCGTAGCCGGGATTCTACCACCGCCCGCCTTTGCTCCAAAGGTTTGCTCAGGTCGGTCTCAATACCGAGCTCGCTTTCCCAGCGGTCCAGCCCCCAGGTCGCTGTTCGGACAAAAAACTGCTGCAACGTCTCATCAAGCGCCGTAAACAACAGGTCAAGCTCCGCTCCCTTGGCATTCATGTCCGCCCGCATCACTCGCGAGCCTTCATAATAGGCCGGCAGGTAGGTCAACATTTCACGGCCTCTCGGACTGGTCATTCCCGCTTCATTCATAAGCATCTACCGAACCTAGCACAGCCACTTGGCCTGTGTAGATCTCCAGATTTGTATCGGCATTGCCGTTCACGGTCAGGTCCGAATAGTCGATGATCGGCGGAATATCGAGCAGGATGGCTGCGATGCGAGTGAAGCGTACCAAGGGATCGGCAAAAGCAAGCTGCTTCAAATAAGCACGCACCCCATTCTCTATTCTCGCCTTCACTTCAGCCATCGTGACCCCACTCGCCAGCGTCAGCCTCACACGAATTTCAATAGGCACCTCTTCGGCAGGCATAACCGTAACAATCGCCCCAGCCGGAGCCATGCCTTCCCCTTGCCCGTCCATCGTTGGATCAATGTAAGCCTGAGCCGAATCCACAATCTCCTCACTGGCCGCACGCTTATCGACATCCAGTAGATAAATGCCCACAGTTCCGGGGCCTTGCCATAAAGGCTCTACTTGCGCTCCGCCTACCCCAGGCACTTCACCCGCCCATTTCAGATAATGGGCTTTATTGCCACTGGTGCCCTGATTCCTTACCTGGGAATAAAAGCGTTCCACCAGCAGTTCATCGGACTCTGTATCCGATCCGCCCCGCGTTTCTTCGGGGTTCATTACGGCTCTCACCCCGCTAACGGGCTCAGCCAACACCGTGATGACCCCTGCAGGAACTACACCAGCCCGCCCGGGCACCATGGCCCGAATTGAAACCTGGCCTTCTCCTTGCTCATCCAGCGTAATCGCAGCCGTCGTCACAAATTCCACGGACGCTTCTGCGGAAAATTCATCCGCCGGAGTGGCGACTAACGTGCCTGCCGGAATCAACTTGCCCGGCTCACCGATGAATCGTACAACTCCGGTAGCTGCTACGGCCTCACGCCGAGTCACCCCATGCTCAGCAACCCTTAGATCGAGATATTCCCCGAAGGTTGTCCCGGCAAAGCCGCGCTCCAGCACCTGCTGCGCCCATATCGCTGCTTCCGCCAGCATAAAGGCCGTCGGCGCCTCTGCATCCCAAATAAAAGAACCCTCGGATTTATCAATGTCCGAAGGCACTCGGTCCAGCATCCGCTGCATGATTCGCGCTTCCGTCTGGTCCTGTAAATAAAGCGGGATTTCCGCCATCATCCTGCACTCCCTTCCAGCCTGATTTCTTCGTCACGACTATTTTTCACCCGGCAGGTGAACCTACAACCATCCTCCTGCCAGACAAAAGTAAACCCGTCCACACTCAAGGTGCGAGGGTCTGTCAGCAGCGTTTCCTCGGTCATCCGGCGTATTTCACTTTCCTGTACGGCCCGGCTATAGCCTTGACCAATCAGGTCCTCGAACTCCTGCCCATACGTGCGAGAGTAAATGACATGCCGATAACGCGGTGTACGAATAGCCTTCTCGCACCACATTTTCCATGCGGCGATCTCATCCGCTATGGCTATTTTTCCGGTGGGAGTCACCACAAACTCACCAGCCGTAAAATCATAACGCCAGCTCCGTCCAAACTTGACTTCATCAAGGGTAGCTTCTGAGATGTTTTGCTCCGTATTTTCCCAGGCATCAGCTACAGACTCTGGAAAAAGATTAGCCATTTCCACTCACCACCCTGCATAATACGATCGCGTCGTTCCCACCGTTTAACGGCAGCGCGAGCACGCGGTCTCCCGGCTTATAGGCCAGCGCCAGCACCGCATCCTTGGTTTCAGATGCTTCATAGGAGAAGCTCCCTTGACCTGTGACGCTGCCCCCGTCGCTATCCTTAAGTCCGCTCACGCTGCCGTGGAGCGCAAGCTGCGGAAGTCTCAACGTTCCCGGTAATTCAGCCACAAAATAGTCCGGAATCTCATGCTTGAAGCCATCCAGCTTCAGGCCTGTGGACGTAATCCGTCCCAATTCTGCCGATACTCCGCTTAACACCTCTGCCGCTTTTTTTGCCGCGTTCTCTCGCAGCGATACGGCCAACGCCGCAAATGGATCAATACTCAAGGAAATACCTCCTTTTTAAATCCTCTGCCGTGGCCAGTTCCAGCATCATATGCCCCGGCTCGCCCAATTCATGAGACACCGAGGTCGCAATCAGATTCATTCCGTTAAAAGAAACCCGATCCCCTGCCCGCACCGTATTCAGGTCCAGGCAAGTGACGCTATAGCTATGCCCCTGTCCATTCAGCATGGACTCGGCGTATTTCTTCGCCGCCGCAGCCGTCTTGACGTTCTCATCCTGCATAATCCGTTGCAGCACCCCGTATTTGCCGGTCTCGCCACTGGCAACGGCCAGTACCTTGGACAGCGCCTGTTCGCTTCGCGCCTCCGTGCCGATGACCTTCACCTGTGTCACGGCCCCCTCCAGAGTGCGGTTTTGCGTGGCTTCCTCCAGTGCTTCCAGCCGCCAAACCACCTCATTGCCCCCTACGGGAGCAAGGGTCAAGCCCGACGGTGTCATCCGCGGAATATACATCTCGCCCCCAGCCTTCACCGTCTCCTTCAAGTCCGACATCATCATGTTATAAATGGTTTGCGGACGGTAGATGGACTTCTTCAGCTTGGTTTTCGTATCAGGTACCTTGTCCAGCTTGATATTCCAATCGGCAGCATACTTTCGCAAGCGTTCCGAGGCCGTTCCACCCGCCGGAAAAAGACGCTCATCCTCCGACTTGGCGAGGTAAATGGTACGGTCGTAAACGGTCACCGTCATATGCTTGGCCTGCTTGACTGTACTGGAGCATTCCCATACCACGCCCGGATGGAGCAGCGGAACCATTCCCTTGCTAGTACCGCTGGGTTCCCCTCCATTTGCAGCATAAGGAACTCCGCTTATCCGAATCTCCTGTCCAGGCTCAATCCCCGGAAAAGAAGCCGGAATTGTCAATTGAATCGTGCCTTGATACGAAATCTGGTCCAGTGAATCCTTCAGCGAAATGCTCTCTACCAGCTCTCGCAAATAATATTTATTTTGCAGCACCACTTCATAACTCATTGCGGCATCACCAGCTTCTGACCTGGCTTAATGCGGTTCGGGTCCTTCCCGATGGTCTGCTGATTGGCGCTGTAGATTTGCCGCCATTTTGCGCTATCCCCAAGCTCCAGCTTGGCAATTTTCGATAACGAATCTCCCGCTTTGACCACATAGGTCTTGGAAGGCTGCTTCGTATCAGGTCGGTTGGGCTTGCCCGCCGCCGCTCCGGATGCTGATGCTGCTGCACTTGTATGCACCTTCATCTCCCGCCAGCTTCGCGCGGTCAAATCAAAATAAACCTCCCCTGGCTCACCGCCCCTAAAGCTGCTGCCATGTGCAGCCAGCGTCACCAGCACATTCACTGCCGTGCCCGAAATAATCAGCCGCACCGGGGATTTGCTGTTCATCAGCGTCGTTAGGTGGTTCATCGCCTCCTGGGGATCGGGGAGATTTTCATAGTTGCAGTAGCCCGGATCATACGCCACAGGAAAAAAAGAAGAGAAGGCAATTTCCTTCACCTTCTCTCCACCCGAAACATCGTACTCGCCAAGCGACAAAATGCTTACAGTCTCCAGCCCCTTGCTGCGGGAGATCGTGATCTCATCCGGATTAACGGGAAAATAAAAATCATTGCCCGCCCCGTCGATCAAATGTATCTCTGTTGTACTCATCGCCAGACCTCCCTCCTACTTCACATTTTGCATGGCCATCCGCATGGCGTCGGCCAGTTTTATCCCCATCTTTTCCGCCAGTTCCTTATAGTTAATCTCGTCCTTGTTCACCGTCAGACTGAGTGCGCCGGGGGAGATAGTGACGTTGATTGGGTTTGGAGGAGGAAAAGTGGGGGCCGGTTTATACGTTGTTGTCCCTCCATATCCAGGGATCTTCTCCCTCACGGACTCAGGCAACTCGTAATAATCCGAAATCGGTGTCCCCATAACCTTAGGAACAGGCGGCTCTGATGGAGCCGTAATTCCTTGCACGCTGGATGGAATAACTCGGGTAGAAAATTCTCGAGTTTTTTTATTAGGTGCTATATCTAATTCACCATTTACAAGGTCATATAGCAGTCCCCCAAAATAGTCACCTGCATACCCACCTAGGACTCCGCCGACAGTTCCACCAATAACAGCACCCAAGGCAGTACCTTGAGGCCCTGTTGCTGAAAGCACCGTTGCTAATCCCAGCCCAAGATAGCTACCAGCTACGGCAGAAAAAACAGCAGAAGTTACTTTTTGTGTCTTCTCTCTTGGTGTATCAGCAGAAGCGAAATCAATAGCATCAAAAAGCAAACCTGCAGGTCCACCTACTTTACTCAACACAGGTTTAGCTTTCCCCAGTAATTTCCCACCCTTTGATCCCCATTTTGTAAGAGAATCCATTACAGATTCACCTGATTTTGGTTCAAACCGCGCACTTATTTCAGGCCACTTCTTATGCCACAACTCCTTCAGTTTTCCTCCCCATTCTGAAAACTTATCATTAGAATAATCTTTAGATCGATCTTTCAGATATTCTTCGCCAACGTCTCCAATGAAAGATAAAGGAGTTATTTCCTCGGGAGAAGTCGATCCAAAACTTCCTCTCGAACTACTTGGACTATATAGCCTGTTTTCACTGGAATACATCTCAGTTGGTGATAGTACCTCTTTTAAGAAGTCTTCCCCTGTATAGTTTCCGTCCTTGCCAAATTCAGGTATCCGTTTTTTGTTTAGAATACTATCACTAGCATTCAAACTTTTCTTATTAGGTTTGCTTTCCCACTCAAAAGCTTGTTTTGCAAACTCTCTCATACCATCCCCCAGCGCTTGACTAATAGAAGATGAGATGCGCTGGAGCGTCGCTTTTCCGTCAGAGCTCATCCATGCTGTGAAGGAGTCTCCCACCGCTACTTCCCAATCGACTCCTGCCACGGAAACGCGCCAAGGCGTACCTGTCAGGGAAGCCAGCGATCCACGAAGCTCGCGAACGGAATTTATCGCTTGATTTGCACCTAGTCGGACTACAGGCATAGCCTGAGTTTGATTTAGTCTTTTTAAAGAGTCACTGATTTTGCCAGCGGCTGAACTGAAACGATCAACCAGGGTAATGGTCGGATTCATTCGAGTTTTGCCCAATAATACGGCTCGTCGACGCGTTTGCTCCAACAGCCGATCCAACCCGCGAAGCTTCTTCTCCGTCCGGTCGATATCCGTGCTATTGATCTGTATATCAAGCTCATTGCTCTGATTTTCTGCCATAAGTTGCGATTACCTCCTTTCTCTACTTAAATGGATTGCAGTAGCTTCTACATGATCTATAATTAAATGCAGGTAGTCCAAGTTGACCGATGAAGCTGCCTCATACGTTGATTTAGCTGGAAAAACTCATGTTAATTCCGTGTATTTCCAGCCGTAGAGCAACTTAACTGGAAAAGCTCCAGCTAATTTTGACCATTCAGGCCAAAAACAACGATTTCCAAAATATTAACAGGAGGAATTCCAGTTAATTACCCATAATCCACCAAATTCGGTGAATTAACAGGAGTATTTCCCTATAATTCATTCAGCAAGCTGCTCCTCGTCACTTAAATCCACAAAGTAACGTCAGCCACCAGGTTTGCCGCCACACAACGCAACGCCAGCCGCCATGTGGAAGCGCATAACGCCTCTCCGTTATTCACATCAGTTCCAATTCCCGCTCTGTGAAGGCCCGCAGCAGCAGGCGCTCTCCCTTGGGCAGTGACCAATATTCTCCGGGGCGCAGATGATGCCGGGTCCACATGTGGAATAGCAGCGTGGTCTGGCCACCGGAGCTGATTAGTTTTTTACGTCTTCAATATCCACGCCAAAGCCGGAAATTTCCAGCACCTTGTCGCCCACAGCGTCCAGTTCCCCAGCTAGCAGCAAACGACGCACGGCCTCTTCGCCACCCGACAACTTCAAGCGGCTGACCAGACGATCGTCGCCCCAACCACTCAGCTTCACGCCACTAGCCGTCTCCCCGGTGGAATCCTTCTTCACCACTTCAAGCGCAGAGGTTGCTTCCTTAATCAACACTGCATTAAACAGCTCGCTGTCAATTTTTTCAGTAATATGGCCTTTCGTTGTCTTGCGAATGGTGCAACGCTCACGAATAGCGTCCACCTTGCTTGAAGTCAACCCCCGTAAAGTCACGCGCAAACCCAAGCGGCCGATGAAGACCGTCTCCTCGGGCAAATTAGCGGCTGTCTCAAACAGCCCGTCCAGAATCTCCTGCTCATTCACAGGATCATAAGGTGTATGTTCACTCAAGATCAGTTCCTCCTTCTTCACTTCAGAAATTATAAATTTTAAATTCAAGCCTCTTCCATACCATAACCAATCCATCTATTAAGACGTATGGCCCAGGCAGACAGAAAGCTCGCTAAATAAAGACGGAGCAAGACAGCAGGGGGAGCTTGGGAGCTTGGGAGCTTCAGAGTTTAGGAGTTAGGAACTTCGGATTCCTTGCACCGCCCCAGGACTTGGTGCTTTCTTGATTGACACCAAACGCACACCGTTCTACCTTAGGCCACCACAACTTCCTAGCCATGACGAGCTACTCCCGTCTCTTCCTCAAACACGCCATCCCTCGTGCCTAGCCCTACTCTTCAGGCATCATCACTTGCGCCCACTTCATAGCCACCAAGCCATCAGACCATCCTGCTGTCTCCCCCGCTCCATCCGTCGCCTATCCTGTTAAACCACGCTCACAGTTACCCCATCTTCTTCCCATTAAGAAGCAACAATTGGATCAAGCAGTTCGTAGGATTCAAATGTAAACGGCGTTTCCTCCACGATCTCTTCGCCTGCGGTCCAGTTCGCGAGTTGAATGCGGTCCACCATGCAATTGTTCAATTGAATGCGCTCAAAGCCGTAGGCTTCGGGATCATCCAGCTTATGAATGATCGAGAACTTCTGGAAGCCACGGACGATCATATCCGAGGTCACCTTATAGCCGCTCATCGTGCCGGTGCCTTTTTTGCGTCCCAGCTTGAATACCGTGTATTCCGTGCCAACGAGATTAAGCTCCTTCTTCTCCGCTTCCACATTGGCTTCCAGGTGGTTCAAATTGGACTGCCAAGCCCCTTCGATAAAAATCTGGCCGAACGTACCCATAACTACGCGGCCGGGATCAAGAAATTGTGCCATTGTTTTGTTCCTCCCCTATTCTTTATTGCACGTAGAACGTGCCGAAAATTTGTTCCATCACATCGGTGTCGTCCGCCGTCCAGGACAAGAAGACCTGATCATCTTCCGGCGTAAATTGTGGTGCTGTGCCGTAAAAGCGCGGGTCCAGCGTCACATCAAAGCCGGTGCCTTCAATAACATTTTCTGCGGCCAGTGTTTGCAAATACTGCTTGCCTGCGCCAATCAGCGCGAGTCGACCTTCCTCGGTGTTGTTAACCTTACCGATATAGGCATCCTCAGCCGTACGTTGCAGGTCTGCATTAATCTGGTCGATGACACGAATTTTGCGAATCTTCTTCCAGCCTTTGTTCTGACCCTCACGCGGGGAAATTAAGCTGTTCACACCTCGCAACACCTTCACTCGGCGTCCGTCATGCACCAGCAGGAATACTCCTCCCTTCACGGCCTGCTCCTGCTCGGAACGCGTCCAACGCCGGGTCACATCATCAAATGGAGAAGCCGCATACGTTGTCGATGCCTTGAGCGGCTGACCTGCGATGAGACCTGCCACCCAAGCTGCCACCTGGGCAGATGAATACGAGGTTCCATTCAATACAGCACCTGTCCCCACATTGATGATGCCTTCATAATCGATCAAAGCGCTACGCGTCACCGCTTTGCTAACAGCATCGGCAGCCGCGTCATCCGTATCAGAGCCGCCAAGTACGGCAATAATACCCTTGCCTTCCTCGCGAACACGCTTGACCCATGCCACAACACTAGTGTGCAATGCAGCCTCCGCAACTCCATCAAGTGTCAAGACATGGAAATCTTGAGTTTCAAAAGCGGACAGAGCGCTTGTGTATTCGGCATGAGTAATGCCGGAAATACCGCTCTCCCCGCCGCTCAAAGCTGCTCCGGATACATCCACCAGCACACCGTCACCCATCTCCTCAGCCGTGATCCACAGATTGGCCGGATCTCCGTTGATGGCCGCGGCCACCGCTACAGTCGAGCTGTCTCCTGCCACAAACGTACGCAGCAATGTGGTTCCTTCATACAGCTTCAATTCCTTGCTACCCGGAACCGTCAAGCTAGGCTGTAACGTCACGCGGAAGTCGTTCCCCCGTTGACCAGGATATTTGGCTTTGAGCACCAATACGCCCGCAGTAGCTTCATCCTCAAGCGTCACAGACGCGGCGGCGGCTGTACTGTCGGCCAGTCGATAAGCCAGCAGCTTCTGCGGCCCGCTAAGCAAGGCCAAATATAATGTAGTGAACGCGGTTGCTCCTTCGGAAGCATCCTCCGAGAACAACTCGCGAATCGCCGCTTCACTAGACACCTCCACGAATTGTCCCACCGGACCCCAATGGGCCTTGACCGGAGCCACTACAACCCCACGCGCCCCCGCTTGAATCGCATTTCCTGCCGCACTCACAAAATTCATATACAGTCCCGGCAACACCGGCTGATCCGTTAAACTCCAAGTTCCTCCTGCCATACTTACCGCACCTTCCTTCCCAAAAATTGTTTGACCAAACGTTTGGCTACATCCACACGCAACTTTTCCTCTTCCAAACCTATCGCCGCTCCCGCAAATACCTCCGGCTTAACGCCAAGCAGCATCTCCGATGCAGCGAGCAGCTCGCTATACGTATAACTTGGCAGCGGGCTTGTGCTTCTGAGCTTCCCTGGTGCTGCGGAGTTAACCGGCGCCTTATTGCGGGATGCCGCTAATTTCACCTTCTGAGTTGCCAACCTCTTCACCTCATCTTCGATTGATATTGTACATATTGCATAAGCGGGGCTTCCTGCACAGGCCCGGACATTCGCCGCACCAGCGTAACGGTAAGCCTGCCGAGTGCAGCCGCCCCTTCTGAGGTCTCGTCCAGCGGCAACGCCAGCCTTGGCTCCACCACCCGCATATAAGTACGGGCCGCTTCATCCAGCGGAACTTTAATCGCCACCCCCAGAGCCTCGAGCAATCCGGTCAAAGCCGTTTGCTCTTGCTCGGCATCCTGTCCCCGCACCCAGGCCGACATTTGGCTGCGCACCTCAAAGGACGCCGGGCCAACAGGGTTGACCTCCATCCCCATGAGCTTCCATAGAATCGCCGGACGAGCCATGTCTTCAGGCCAAAGAATCGTATAGACCTTCCACTCCGGTCCAAGCGCACCCATTGACCAGGCCGCAAGCGCGGTCAGCCAGGAATCCCCCAAAGTTAAATTTGAGGCGGCGGCTCCATTTATCGCTTCGCCAATGATGATCACCTCCTTTCCAGCTCATCCAAATCAAGCACGCAACGCGGCAAGCCACAAAACTGCTTGGTTCCTTCCAGCCGGCCCCAAATACAGCCCTGGCACTTTAAGGGCTGAATCCATTCATCCGTGGACTCCGGTGGCGGCGTTTTATTCTTATTTCGCATCCTGCAAGGCCTCCCAAATCAAAAACCGCCGATTCTTTGGAAGAATTGCAGCGGCTTTCCTTATTCTCTATTGCCGGGAGCGATGGATCAGATGGTTAACTGAATCATCTGTGCCTCCGCTTCCCACACTACCAATTTAACACCCTGGAAACGAAGCGGAGGGCCATCCAGCGGACAGCTATCGGACAGCAACCGGACAAGTGGCTCCAACTGCTTATATTAATAGGAAGAATAGCGATTTCCCTTCACCCGATCTCCTTTTCAGCGCACAAAAAAAGCCGGCCTCAGCCGACTTCATGCTTTGTTTTCCTATGCTCAGTACGTGAACGTTCTTCTTTCTCATAGACTTCAAGGCCCATTGCTGCCGCCAAGAGTCGGATGGCACTGGCTTTGATTCGGCGATAGGTCCGGTCGCTAATACCCATCTCCCCGCAACTGATAAAATCATATTCGCCCTCCCGGCTGAGATAGCTCCGCCCAATAACCTCCTGCTGATCCTCCGATAGTCGCTCCATCGCCAGCTCAAGCAGTTCGGACTTGCGAATCAGTTCCGCTTCCTTGTCCGCATTCATAATAGCCAATCGCTCTGTAGGGTTGCTGACTCCCCCTCCACCTTGATATCGCGGCTCGTACTTGGCGGTAACAAAAGCCTCTTGGCGAATCAGCCCGATTTGCCGGTATTGCCGCACCTCTTCCAAGCGCCGTTCTACGGCTGCCCGGGTGGCTGTCTCGTCAACTGGCAGTGGACTGAACAAGGCATGATATACATGTATACGTCTTCTTCCCATCTGAACTCCTCCTTCATTATACTATTGTCAATTCGGCAATAGCCGTGTGTCTGTTTGTCCCATAAAACATAGCTTGTCTGCATTAATTTTCTTATTTATTACCGATTCGGTAACCTTATCCTCATTATAAATTACCATTTTGGTAATGTCAACCCAATTTATTACCAATTCGACAATTAATCATGAAACTTATCATTCTCTCTTTACCAATTTGGTAACATGTGATAAACTAGTTATAAGAGAGGCCATGCTTCATTTCGTGGTCATCGTTCTGGTGGTATCAGAAGAGAAGAGGAGTAGCTATGCATACGTTAGGCGATCGGATCAAACACCTCCGAGAACAAAATAACCTTACGCAAAAGGATTTGGCCGCCAAAGCGGATATTTCTATCGTACAGTTGTCCAGATACGAGACCAATGACCGCAAACCCGATCCCGAAGTGCTGCGCAAAATTGTAGACGCTCTGGATACAAGCGCCGACTATTTGCTTGGACGGACCGCCGATCCCGCGCCTGCATCGGACAAGGCTATGAGTTTATCCTTTTTTGGTGGACCTGAAGCCTACACCGCAGATGAAATCGCCATGATGGAAGCCGCGCTCAAGGCCTATCGGGAGCAGAAAAAAAAGCTGCTTAACGAGGACAGTTCGAATTAATCTTCAAGTCGTCATTACGGCCCCGGCCAGGGGCTTTTATTTCGGCCATTAAACCGAACATACATTCTTATTCGAGGTGGTTGGATTGTTATATACCTATTATCGTGAGACCCTTCTGGAGCAATGGATTAACAACAAATGTCTAAGCCAGGGAATCTTAAAGCCGTCTGATCTGGATATTTCGCGCATTGCTGAAGCCTTTGGCGTTGAGGTGCTTACAGGGGAGTATCCATCGTTCTCTGACAATGAGGAGAAAGTTATTTTCCTGAACAAGCACGCCGATCCCGCCGAAGCCAGGGTCATCTTCTTCCATGAATTATGCCATGTGCTGAGACATGCGGGAGACCAGCGGAGAATGCATGCTTTGTTCAAAAATGCACAGGAAACGGAAGCCGAACAATTTGTGCTTTACGCAGCCATTCCCTTTTACATGTTCGCCAAGCTCCCCGTTCCAGATTACCGGAATGAAGCCGTGGCCTATATCGCGGAGCAATTTGATGTTCCCGAAGGATTGGCTGAACAGCGGCTGGATCAAATTCAGCGCCGAGTGCTGCATGGCAGTCTGTTGGCGGCTGCACAGGATACGAAGCGAAGAGAATTCGAACATCAGTGGTCACCCGAGACCCAGCGGGTGCTGTCCCAATTGGAGCGCCAGTTAGGTGGCAAAGGAGGGCTTTAA